ATTATTGCAACAAAAGATTAATATTTAACCAAGGGGCGGGTATGAAGTTAGAAGTGAAAAACAATTGTCCACTGAATAATTTTGAGCCATGCAAGATGTTTGATTGTGCATGGTTTGTTCAGATGCGAGGCACTGATCCTAATTCTGGCAAGGAGATTGATGATTATGCTTGTGCAATGGCTTGGACACCTATGTTGCTTGTAGAAAATGCGCTTCATACTCGCCATACATCATCTGCGGTTGAGTCATTTCGTAACGAGATGGTTAAAGCTAACGAGTCGTCACAGGCACTACTTCGAGCTACAGCAGAGGCTAAAGATAACCTTATTCAGTTTAAGGATGTGTCTGATGTCTGATTTTATTGGTGTGTACGATAATTTAGCACCAGATGATTATTGTGATCGCATGGTCGCAAAGCTAGACGAGCTACTAAAAAATAGCTCAGACAGTAATGACTGCGGTGAGAATGCTAATGGCGGTCTGCGTAACAGAAAAGATGCCAGTCGCTACTTTGATCGTGATGCACAAGATTTAGCCGGTGAGACAAACGGTGTACTGAATCAGGCGCTTGCACTGTATCAAGATGAGCATCCAGCATTAGGTATGAATAACTTCTACTCAATTACTTGCAAAGTTCAAAGAACACCACCAAAGGGTGGTTTTCATTTGTGGCACGCAGAGCAAGGTCCGGATGGTAGTAATGCGTCACGTTGTCTTACATGGATGATTTATTTAAACGACACACCGGAAGGTGAGGGTACAACAGAATTTATTGAGCAGGGTTTACTAGTTCAGCCTAAAAAAGGGACAGTCGTACTGTTTCCTGCGGCATGGACACACACGCACAGAGGCAATCCTGTTTACACTTGTAACAAATATATTGCCACTGGTTGGTATTATTTAAGCGGAGCATAAAATGAAACTTACTATTATCCGAGATATGGGCCTTGTATGCGTTGATGGTCGTGGACATGCTGAACTAGATTTAAGCTCAGTGCCTGCTGAAGTGCATGCTGTACAGTGGGATGGCACAAGTGGTGAAATCGAGTATGTCAGCAATGATGTGCCGAACGATTCAATTACGTCACTGCCTTCATGGGCTGAATCTATCGCAAATGAGCGCAAGGCAGTAATTGATGCAGAGATTGCTGAAGAAGAAAAGGCTGAGGCCGATCGCATTGCCTACGAAAACTCTACTGAAGGTAAAGCTGAGGCTGCACGACGCGAGCGTGATCGATTACTGTCTGATGTAGACTGGTCTGCAGGCACTGATGTTAATATGTCTGAAGAAATGGCGGCGTATCGCCAAGCATTGCGCGATGTACCACAGCAGGCAGGATTCCCAGAGAACATCAACTGGCCTACTAAGCCTTAATTGATGATATACTGCCTCACTAGTAGGCAGTTTTTCTTTGGAGCATCCGATGGCGCTGATACCATTACAATTACCTGCGGGCATTTACAGGAATGGCACAGACTACCAGTCTGCGGGCCGTTGGCGCGACTCTAACCTTGTACGTTGGATAGATGACACTATTCGTCCAGTTGGTGGGTGGACAGCTTTCACGACCGATGAAGGCGACTACCCAATGCGTGGATCAGTGTCATGGAAGGCTAACGACGGAGAGCGATACCTAGCAGCAGGTAATGCTACTCAGTTAGTAACCTACTTAGACAACGGCACACTGGTCGACATCACTCCTACCGGCCTTACAGCAGGTTATGCTGACGCGTCGCTTAATGCAGGTTTTGGTGGTTCTTATTACGGATCTAGCTACTACGGAACTGAGCGCAACGAAGCCAAATCGACCATTCCTGCGACCACCTGGTCAATGGATACATGGGGTGAATACCTGCTTGCATGCTCTACAGCCGATGGTAAAATCTACGAGTGGCAGCTTGATCGCACAACACCTACTGTCGCAGCACAGGTAAGCAACGCACCAGTCGATAACCGAGGTGTCATTGTTACTGAGGAGCGTTTTGTCTTTGCACTTGGTGCAGGTGGTAATCCACGTCTAGTACAGTGGTCAGACCGTGAAGACAATACAACTTGGACTCCATTGGCTACAAACGAAGCCGGTGATCTGGAGTTACAGACATCTGGCTACATTGAGTGTGCTGAACGCGTACAGGGTCAGACATTAATTATTACTGACCAGGATGCGCACGCTGCGACATACATCGGTGGTCAGTTCGTATACAGCTTCGAGCGTGTTGGTAGCTACTGTGGCATTATCGGCCCAATGGCATCGGTATCTGTTCAGGCAGGTGCATTCTGGATGGGTGACAAGAACTTCTACGCTTACAATGGCGGTCAGGTTCAAGAGCTACCATCTGAAGTGGACGATTACGTATTTACTAATATCAACCGTTCGCAAAAATCTAAGATCTGCGCTGTATCGAATAAGCAGTATAACGAGATCTGGTGGTTCTACCCATCTGAAGGATCTATTGAGAATGATTCGTATGTGGTCTACAACTACCGCGAAGGGTTTTGGTATACAGGCTACATGGGTCGCACTACTGGTGTTGATCTAGGTGCTTACAAGCATCCGTTCTTCTTCTGTTCAGCCACATGTCGTCCGTTCGTGCATGAGATTGGTTTTGACTACGGCAACCTAGATACTCCATGGGCAGAGACTGGTCCGATCAGCTTAGGTAATGGCGACAATATTATGTACGTCACAGACCTGATACCAGACGAGAAGACTCAAGGCGATGTGCAGGTTAAGTTTAAGACTCGATTCCATCCTAACGACACTGAGCGTGAATATGGCGCTTACTCGCTAGGCAATCCTACATCCGTACGCTTTTCTGGACGACAGGTGCGCATGCGTATTGAAGGTGCAAGGCTTGCAGATTGGCGTGTAGGGACAAACCGCATTGAAGCTAAACAGGGTGGTCGTCGATGAATTTTCCGCGACCATTTGGCGGTGACTGGCAGGTATGGGCTAACCGTTTGGTGCAGGCGCTCGATACTGCCAAGGATACTCTAACTTGGCGGCGTGGCGAGACAAAGGCTCCAGAGGACGGCATCCTATTATGGGATAACGATCAGAAAGAGCCTGTCATCTCTATCGATGGTGTATATCGCCCACTAGTCATCCAAGATGGCTCTGGTATGGCGTATAGCAACACAAATATCACTGCGGCGGCTGCTAATACAGCCTACGAGATCGAGTGGGATGGCATTGCTAATGGCGATGGTGTAACACTAGAGAATGACACAGAGATACATTTTAACGACGGTGGGTTGTACTCATTGGCATTCTCAGTGCAGATTACATCAACAAACTCATCTTTAAAGGATTTATGGTTTTGGCCTGCTATTAACGGCACTGATGTGGTTGGCTCTACCATCAAGGTGTCAATTGTTGATAACGGTGCGACTATCGTAATGAGCCGTACAGCACTGTTTAACGTATCGGCAGGTGATTACCTAGAGGCTAAGTGGGCAACATCAGATACAGCCGTTACACTTGAGGCACACGCAGCTGAGACATTTTGTCCTGCGACGCCATCTGTTACACTATCGGTAGCAAGAATACATCAGTAGAGGTTTGTATGGGCGAGCTAGAACGGTACAGGGAGTGGATAGAGGCTGCTCTCGAATATTCAGGCGGTACACACACATTTGAGGATGTTGTAGAAGGTTTATCAGTAGGCAGAATGCAGTTATGGCCTGGTGATAGAGCGTGTGCAGTTACAGAGATATTAGTGTATCCTAGAAAGAAAGTTTTACATGTCTTTTTGGCGGGCGGTGACATGGACCAGATACTTGATATGCAAGCATCTGCGGAAGCATGGGGTAAGGCTCAAGGCTGCTCTTCAATGACCATTGCCGGTCGCCAAGGGTGGAAACGAGTTCTTGCTGATTACGGTTACGAGCAAATGTTCGTGACTTTAGGTAAGGAGATATAACATGTCTGGCGGTAAAGGCGGAAGCAGTACCAGCTCGGTTTCAATTCCACCATGGCTAGAATCAGCCACTAAAGAGAATTTGGCTAAGGCGAAGCAGGCGTCTGAGATTGGCTATATGCCATACTACGGACCAGATGTTGCAGCCCAAAACGCCAATCAGCTATTAGCAAACCAAGCTACATACGACGCAGCTGCTGCCTTCGGACTAGCTCCACAAGGTGGTAATGCTAATGCGGGTGTTCCTGTTGCTCAACAGTATGCAGGTGGTATTACTGGCTACTCATCTGGAGATCTGTTCGATCAAGCTAGACAAGAGTTAGCTACACGCAGACCTGCTCAATACGGCATGTATGAGTCTATGTTTGTTGATCCACTAACGGGTGTTGTTCCAGTCACTTATGAAGGCGGCAGCAGAAACGTAAACCAAGATTTCGTCTCTCAGTTATTCCCGATGGGTGATGGTGGTAGTGATATCGGCGGTGGTCAGGTTGCTAGTAGAACACAGTTAAATGATTACGGTTATATAGATCCATTCTCTCCTCAAGGTATGATCATTGGCGCTATGCCTGGCGGTGGTGTTGGATTGACGCTTAACAATACTGAAGCTGTTAAAACACTGCAGAGGGCAGCAGGCATGCCTGAAACTGGATTGTTAGACCGCATTGGCGTAGATCCAAGAAGCTCTGTGGGTACGCTAGATATTGGTGGTTACGACTACACTATTAACTCTGGTGGCGGTTTATCAGCAGATGGTAAAACCGGCTTAACTGCTGCAGAGGCTAGAAGGCGTGCATCTGCTCAAGATTGGTTATATAGTAATTCTGGCGATCTAGGCGGTCCAAGTAGTCTTGGTGGTGGTGGTTCATTTGATCCTTCTGGAACAGGTGGCGGTAACTTTAGTGGCACCGATGTCGGTGGTGGATTGAACTACTAGGAGATTAATTATGGCAGGCGCACAAGGGGC